GTTCATTGCTACGCCCCCTTTGGCAAACTGTCTTGGTTGTTCTATTTTGTATTTATCAATTAACTCTGAGATGTCTAAGATTGTACCTTTATTACCAGCATTAAATATTTTAGCACTAGCTTCAATTACAGCATCTGGATCTTGTGCATCTATTGCAGCCTGTAAAACATCTTCCATATCAATTTCAGTAAAGTCTGGTTCATTCATCATCCCAAAGGGATCGCCATCTTCTACATCAGTTTTACTAAGGTACGGCAGCTCAACATCTCTATATACTACCACAGGGTAATTATCTTCAAGTTCCTTTAAAGATTTGTTTAAGTCAGTTACATAAGTCCTGTAAAACCTATCACCTTTATCTTTCTTAAGCTCCCTACCTCTAGCTAAAGCTATACGCTCTGCTGGTGGAATAACAATCTTATCTACACCCTGCTGTGCTGCTTTAGCTATAAGGACTTTAAGTGCTTCATCTACAGCTTGCTTATTTTTTCGTATTGGTGGTAGCCCTACGCTTAAGGTGCCTTTAGCTCCAGATTCTTCATACCTTTCTCTTAATCTCTGTAAGTCGTTTAGGTCTAATTCTTTACTGAGGCCTTTTTCTTTTATCTTTTTTAGTAGTACCTCATTATAATTATCTATAAAATCTTCATATTTGTGCATTAGAATGTCATGATCAATCTGACTACCCTTTACAGACTCATAAAAAGTATCTAAAAAATTTTCAAAAGTAGGGTCGTCTAAGTCTAAAGATATATTGGTATAAGTTTTTCCACCTGGTGCATCATTAACTACAGAAACACCTGGAACTTTACGTTTTAGTCTACTAAGAATACTCCAAATTTCATCAGAATTTGTATTTTGACTTGTAATATAGTCTTTAAGTTCTTCAAAGGTTGTGTAACCTTTATCTGAAATCTTATTAGTAAAAGCAGCTTCTGTTTCAGGGCTAAAAAATGGGTTAGAGCTAAATGATTCTAACTGAATAGGAAGTTCTGGAGAATATATACTTTCTTCATCTAACTCTTTAAAAATCTTTTGGATGTCAGTAGAAATATCTCCATAAGCTTCTTGGTATTTAACAGGACTTTCGAAATCATACTCCTTAATAGCCTCAGAAAAAGCTGCGTCAAAAGGACTTTTAGGTTTTACATAACCTTTAGTAAGAAGATCAGATTGAATTTCTTCTACAAGTAAAAAGTTATCATCATCAATTATAGTATCAAAGGCTACTAGGTTTCTGTCAGGCAGGGGGTTGCTATTTAAAATAGACCCTCTAACATGAACTAAAGTTTCGTCTTGATAATGTTGAGAATGAGCTTTAAATTTCTTGCCAGGATACCCAATAGTTACATCTATAGGTATATCAAAGTAGTCAATTTCAGTCCCACCTACAAAACCTGCATCTTTTCCTTGTCGTTGATACCGTTCAAATTGTTTTATTCTTGCGGGAGAAATATTTGCAACTGATCTAAAAGTTCCTTGAGTGTTTGCATTTACACCTAAAGCTCTAAGTAACTCCTCTTTAGTGTACCTTCTAGAGGGTTCTATAACACTTTCTTGCAAAGAAGTTTCTGGAATAGATGGGTTCTTTTTTACTTGGTTTAAAAACTCTGAACCTAATAAACCTTTTTTAGGAATATCTAAAGTCTCTGCAAATTCTACAACAGGCTCTCTAAACATTAAAAGGCCCATATTATAAATGTCTAAAACTTCATCAGAAGCAGAATCAGACTCTCCCGATAAGAATGATAAAGGAGCCTCACGTTCTTGATAAGTAGGAGGAGTAGCACCAACAAAGCTTCTAACCATCGTAGGGTCATACTCTGTCTTTAACTTTTGTGCTACTTGTTTAGATCCTGCAAGAAATGCATCAGCTGCATCATCAAGTTGAGTTATGCTCTTAGCACCTACGGCTCCACCAAAGGCTTCTGGCATAGAGTAAAGATCTCTAGCCATACGTTTTTCTAGTTGCTCTGTTGGCATAACCTGAGCTACAGAACCTACAGCATATTTAAATGCAGTATCAGCTAAACCTAAACCTGCAAGCCCTGTGTCTTTAAGATAATCTACAGCACGTTTGTATGCAGTAAGGATAGCAGGATCATCAGGGTCTACATCAATTTTACCTGCATCCATAAACCTGTCTTTGGTTTCTTGAAAGGAGTCAGCTGCAAAACTTCTACCAGTAAAGTCGTCAGGTTTATACTGAGGGTAATCTTCTGGACGAATATCATCATCAGCAGACGGTAGCATAGATTGCATTTGATCTTCAAGAGCTGCCATTAATTTTGTCCCTCAAACGTAATAGTGATCGTAGTGCACGTATCTCACCCTGTAGCCTGTAGATCTCATCAATCTCTCTAGACTGTTCTAGTGTTACATGTGTAAAGGCGATCCGTTCAGCAATCTCTTCGATAAACGGAGTGTATAACTCTGGGTTATTCACAAAAGGCTTTAGTGTATTGTTCACGATTAGTTTCATTGTACCTATTGTTGTTCGCCAGTATTAGCTGAGAAGCCCTGTTCTCCTGGTGTAGGAGCTGTACCAGTACCTATGGTACCACCCCCTGCTCCTGTAGGATCTTCAGCCTGTGCGCCAGCTGGAGCGCCCTCAGGAGCACCTTGAGGCTGTCCACCTTGAGGGGCTTGGCCTTCTGGTGGAGGTGGTGGTGGATTTTCTTCTTTAAACTTTTTAAGTATCTCGGCTTGGATTGCAGCATCGGACATAGAGTTTACAAGTTTATCTGGGTCAAGGTCCATAGACTTACAGATCTCACGAATAATGTAGTCCATTTTAGCAAACGGAGCTAACACAGGATTTTGTACAACTTGTAGAAATTGAGTTAGTCGTTGACTACGAACTTCATTAGCCATAAGACTTTCAGTACCACGAGCTTTTACTTCAAGATCCCCTTTAATTTCTTCATTGTAGTTAAACTGCATATTAAAGTTAAAGAAAGCTTTGGCTAGTGGCCCCAATAGATAGTCATCTACGTTCTTGACAACATTTCGTATACTGCCGTTAGCTGCAGACATAAGCATGCTAATGCCAGAAGCAGTCCTTCCCACTCCTGATACTCCAGTTTGTCCATGTGCGAAAGACGGAAACCCTGTTGATTCATCTGCTAATACCCTTGCCTTGTCAAACATCTGCATGTTTTCATTAGATACGTTAGGGAACTTAGTACCAAAAATTGCTTGACCAGGTGCCCCTCCCTGTCTCCTGAACACCTTCCCTGGATACACGGAGAGGTCTTGCCCTGGGACGAGATTCGTCTCGTCAACCTCAATAAGCATATTACCTGATAGTGCAGCATTATCTACCGCCATACGCATAAACCCATTCATTAGGGTTTGAGTATCATCCATATTTTCTGCAATACCAATACCAAAGAAACTGTAAGGGCTTACCTCATAGGGCATAGAAAAATAAGGAATAATTGCAGGTGTAAAAGGGTTCATTACTAAACGTAAGACTTGTCCGTTACAAACCCAAATGTTTACACTTAGTTCATCCATATCAGAAAGCTCAGAAGGAATGTCAATATCGTGACCTTCAAGAACTTCTTTATCTACATTACCCCAGAACTCAAGGACTTCATAACGCTCAGATTTAGTTTCTTGAGCATCATCTTCCATTACTTGTTCCCACCACTCTTTAGTGTAAGATTCACCTAGCTTGATTGAGTTATCAATAGCATTAGGGCGGAAGAAAGGTCGGCGCTTAAGTGCACGTAATTGTGAGCGAGACATCTTATGACGTTCTACAATATACTCTGCTTCATCCATATTAGCTGCATCAGGGTCTGGATAAAAGTTCCAAATAGATACAGAAGAAGTTTGAGGTATTGTTTTATATGTAGGAGAATACTCTCCGCCTTCAGCCCAATTAGGGTATTCTTTATCTACAGCAAACGGGCCTTTCATAACACCCGTACCAAACAAAGCACATTCAAAAGCGGCTACACGTAATTGTTTATTAGCGCCAGATTCTTCTAACTGATCATGGATTTGCTTTTCCATCTTCTTTGCTGCAATTACTGCAGGGTTAATTGTAATTTGTGTGGCAGTTTTACCTTGACCTTCTTTAAGTATATCCATAACAGGTTCAAGTTTATCTTTAAGCCCAGCTAAACGTTCTTCTAAGTCTAGTGAAGTTTCTCCGGGTTTTAACTTTTTTTCTTCTTCGCTAGGTTCACCTTGAGCTTTTTGAAGTTCTGGATTAGATTCAAAGTATACAGACTCAACTACACCTTCAGGAATAGTAGTTGGTTCAATACTAATAGGAAATTTATGACTTCCAAACAGTACTTCTACAATCTGACCATAAGCAGCAAGCACTTTTGTTTTAGTTACTTTTACAAATACCTGAGATTTTTCTGTAGACGTAAATTGAACATCAGGTCCGTAAATACCTCGATAATTACGGTACGCTTGAATCCAACGTTGCTCTTCAGTTTCACGAGCAGTAGAAGCTTTACTGTATTTTTCTTGAACTAAGCCAACAATAGTACCTGAAGCTGGGTCAGAGTAGTCATCTTTTTTAATGTCATCCAATGCATTAGAATCTACAGACTCCATTGTATCTTCAAAAAGTTCATCTTCTTCCATGTCTTATCCTTAATATCCAAAGGTTGCGTCTGAAACTTGAAACCCTGTACGCTGATTACTTGCATCAAAATCAAATAAATTACTGCGTGGTCTAGTCATTATACCGTACCTAAGAGCATCATACAAGTGATCTTCTGCATGTGTATCTACATCTTCGGGGTTATTTTTATCTAAAGGTATAGCTGGTATTTGAGAGATAGTGTGAGTGCAGTTATTAAAAAAGACCATTCTAGGTTCTTCAGTAAACTCATCCATCTGCAAGCGTCTGTGTATTTCGTTCTTACCTGCCACACGAGAGCCTCTAGACCTGTCTGAAGGACGCCAACGGCAACCTTTCATGTTCATCTGTTCAGCCAATGATGGCCCAGTGTCACCACGGTTATGCCATAAACTAGAATCCAAAACACCATAGCGCATTTTCTCCCCATCTTCAGCTTCTAGTATAAGATCAGCTAGGTCTGAAGCTGTAACCTTAGATACATAAAGTTCTCTATAAACAACCAACTGCTCAGAAGGGGTTACAGTAAACCAAAGTACACCTGTAGCAGATCCATAACCATAGTCACAAGCTCTAAACTTTACCCAGCTATTAGGTATATCAAAAGGTTCTACTACATGTTCTCTACGATTAAACTCTGGAAAGGCTGCACCCTCATTAATATCCCAGTCACCTTCTAGTAGCTGCCTTCGCTGATGCTCAGGTAACGACAGAAGATTAGCCTCATACATGCCATCATCTGCTAGGTAAGGATTATCGAATAAGGTAGCAGGTATAAACCTACGTTTAAACAGTGGCTCGCCTTCTCGACTATGACCTTTCGGCCAGCATATAACTTCACCACTATCTGTATCCGTAGCCCAAAAAGATTCACTGGGGGTATTAGGATCAATAAAGGTCTTCTTGACCCACTGATGACCTGGACCTCCAGGGTTGCTAGTAGCCCTCATGTAGAGCGGTAAGCCACTAGCTTTAGTTGTTCTAAGTCGTGACCTCATGTAGTTCCAAGGATATGGAGTAGGCCACTGTGTAAGTTCGTCAAAGCCAATCCAGTTAAAGGCCTGACCTTGGTATCTCATAACGTCATCGTCACGGTCTAGGTAAGACATCCAGAGAGTTGCACCACTGGGAGCCACCCAAGTTTTATCTCGCTCCATAAACTTAATCCCAGGGATAGCTTTAGGGTAAAGCTGCTTGGATACTGAGATAAGTTCTCTAAGTTCTTCTGTACTCCTACGTACTAGGAGCATCCTAGCATTAGGATTGTTCAGGTATCGCACAGGGTCAGCAATCATTGCGTAAGACTTACCCCCACCTGCTGATCCACCGTAAAGTACTTCTTGTTCTGTAGAAGCTAGGAAGTCTGTCTGTGGCCCCTCATTAGGTTCAAAGATAACTTCACGGATTGCTTCTTCAATATCAATAGGCTCAGGCTTCGGCTGGGCTGGACTCTTCTCTACCACCACGGATTTGGGCTTCGATTTTTTCTGCTTTGTCGAGCGCCGCTTTGTATCGCTCGGCAAGGTAGCGTTGGTTTGCAGCTTCTCTCTTACGCTTCTGCTCAAGTCTAACTCTCTTGTATAGTCCTACATGTGATATATGTCGGCCTGATTGATCACTTAACCAATTGGCTACATCACGATAACTGTACTGCTTTAGGTGTTTCTTTGCTTGTTCGTACAGTTCTAGTTCTTCTGGAATAGGTATAATAATATCTTTGTCATCTGGATCTTGTGAGTACCCAAATGGTACTTGTCTACCTACTCTTACTACTGGGTGCCAAACATAGCCACTTTCGGTTTTGTCAGGCTTTGGAAGTTTCCAAGTTTTATCAAGCTTCATTTTCT